AAGGAGAGTGCGGGTGCTGGCTTATCACAGCTCAACCGCATTGTCCCCATAATGACCAACTAACCCAAGAACTTACCAACGGTCTCAACGCCCGGAAGGATATGTTCTTCCGCCCATTGTACCGCCCCTACAACGCCTTGCCCAATGGCTTTGGCGCCCCGCAGGAATACGGGTATCATCTGTATGGCGCCAGTGATAACGCTTAACAGGCCCCCCAAGAAGTTCATGGCTGGGGGATATGAATGAGGTGCAGATTGTGAAAACGCGAAATAAGTCATCATGGCCACCTCGTCGACCTCTGGTGTTTCGCGCATCATGACGGCCATCTCCTTAGATGTTGTAGTAGCCTCGTAAAACCTATTCATCTTGACGAATGGTTGGGCCGCATAGGAGATTCCTCTGACCGAAATGACGTAAGTGTTTTGATTGAGATCGATTACATCGATATTGTCTGTCGAATTCAGCTGCGCCACTCTGCTGCTCATGTTAGGTCGTATTGCTTTGATGGGTGAAACTTTTGCCCAATCCTTGACCTGCAAGACCGGCTGATCTGGGTGTCGGACCATGTAAACGCCTTGCTGATTCTTCATAAGCTCAGCGTTATACTTGGGGTCAATCTGCACGAGTCCGGCGGTGGAGAGAGTCGGTGCGGTCCACAAGCAACTGCGAACAAGCGTACCCCCGCTAGGATCGAGCACGTTGGTCACACCATTTCCTGGCAAAGCAAAAGCCGCATTTTTCCTAAACGGAAAATTAAAGGGTGGTCTGCCGTAAGCAGCTATGAAAACGATAATAGTGGTTTGTCCCGATACATTTCCTTCACAGTACGCCGCAAATTGGAAAGGCGTTCCCTTGACTGTTGATCCTATCGTCAGCTCGTCATTACCTCCTTCAGGCCACAGATACCACGTAGCATGGTAATCGGCAGTTATGGCGGGAGACTGGTAGGTGGTGACCATGCTCGTGATGGTGATAGAACTGATGACTAGAGCTCCACTCGGACTGGGATAACTTATTTGGATCGTACATGGGTTACTCGGAGTTATGATTGTGTCGGCCATGGCCGGGACGTCGATGTCTAACGGTATTCTCGTGACAAAGGACTCGACATCAGTACAATCAGTTGGAAACTGGGCAGTAACGATGGTGCCCTGATCCCATAACGTGGGAGTGTTGTGATGTAAAACAATCCCGTCTCCAATCATGCGACCATTCTTGAACAATGTGCTCAAGCCAGTCAGTGGATCAACGTCAATGTTGGCTGATTCGTAACGCACTACTGTGAAGTAGAACTCTTCGGTGACTTGTCTCCATTTGGGATGATATTCGGGTTTAGTGTTGAATTCGAACCATATCTTAGCCTGGTCATCCTCTGTCGGCTCCTGGTTGGTTTTGGCAGCAATAGCCACAAAGGCCATTCGGTAAGCAGGCGGACTCACAAGGGTCAATCCCCAGTTCGATGTTGTATTGGTCGTAGTCGATTGTGTCGACCACGGCGGGGCTAGGTTGACCACCCCGCGCAAAGGCCATAAGCCGCTCAGCACCAACGCGCCGTCTGTCGGCCTCCCATCTCCTCCTTCGATGTGCTCTCCACAAGGGTTGAGAGCTCTCATGAGAAAGCCCGTTCCCGCTCGGCTGATCTCGGGGGTGCCATTCGCGAAATCGGTCATCTGCCTGGCTATCGCCCGGGCTCCGGTACCATATTTCGTCGGTGATGTCGCACCAGTCGTTGTAGATCGAATCACACGAGTTTGCTGAACACGCATCGTCCGGTTCGCACCCCGGGATTGAGATTGGTTCACTTGCTGCTGGCCTTTCGACCGTCCAAAACTCCTCGGCGGCAATGGTGCTGCGGCCTGTTTCTTCTCCTGATTCCTCATGTCCGATGGCGTTAATGAAGAGATGGTAGTCGTCAGGATAATTTACAGATAGGTCCAAAGGTTCGTCTTGTTCGGGTTGGGTCAAGTTTTGGTTAATATCAATATTAGTCGTGAGTTCAAGGAATTTTCCAGGTGTCTCCGGCCTTTCTGTAGGCTGGGTCTCGTAATAAAGGGATGTTCTTCTATGAAACATCAACAGCGCTCACACACTGTTGGAAAAGCCCCAAAACGGGTATCACGAGAAGTTCAACTTTGAAAGCACGACACTGTCATACATTTGCTGCATTTTGTCTGTGACTTTCAAGGCCGGTCCCACCTGGAGACTTTCTTCAATTCTGACTTGTTCCTCAGGGGTAATACCCCACGCTTCGCAAAAGGACTCGCGAGCAACTTTATCAATGATGGCATCTTCACTTGATTGCCAGTACTTTTGACGCGTATATGAGATATATTTCTTTCGGTCCAGTGGCAATAGTTTACCATTCGGGGCGGCTTGCATAAGTTTGTTGCCGAGAGTATACCCAATCGGGAGACCGTAGTTGATAGCACGTTCACCTTTTCCGAGTGAGTACAAGAAGTCTCTAGATCTTTTGGCACCAAATAGATTGCTGGACCACCCTATGCGACGTAACATTCTTTCAGGTGATCTAGCCAAAATCCAGCCATACCGCGTGAGCACGGGCCTAGTTTGACAGTAGTCCATTTTGGAAAACTCATCCGTCATGTCAAACTTCATCTTAAACCCACAATCCTTGAAGAATGATATGTCCAAGGCCCTTTGAAGATCACTTCTTTCTATCATCACCACTGAGTCGTCACCGTTGACGCTCATGCTGTATTTGGTGATTCCAACAACACCTAGATATGCCGTTATCATTGCATACATCACCAGACTGTTGCCAAGTCCCGTGTCCATATGACCACTCATCCGGGTTCCGTTCGTTTTGTATCTCAGACCATTAACAGTGCTACCATAGTTGTTAAAAGTGTGGGACCACATCCACCTGATGAATTCACGCTGCGAGGGGTCGCTGAGAAGATTTGGATACCACTCAGCGACCAGGCGCAGCATTTCTGTGGAAACATGGGCATCGAACTTACTGGCGTCTAGTAATAAGAAAATTGGATCGTTGAAATTTTCTCTCTTGTTGTTTAGGTCTTCTGCTATCTCATGCAAGTTGCCTCCTTTTCCGAAGATTTTTGTGTCGTATTTGTCGTGTAGTGAATATATTTGAGATTCTACTGCGTGAGTGAAGCGGCCCATTTCTAAGGCTCCAGTGGGGCGCATAAACTGGATCAATCGGCCGGCTTTAGTCAAGTCTGATTCCTCTTCTTTGTCTGCTTTTACGAATCCACGGTTGTAAAAGTCAGTTCTATTAAGAGCTCTGGTGTTAAGCTCCACCATCGCACGAAAGTACTTTATTCTGTGTCTTCCACGGTAGGTGTTGACAACTTGTTGCCTACTCCTCAAGAACACCGGCTCGATTGGCGTACCATCCGGCCGGTTACAGCTCAACAGCCCATCCAAGGCCCTACGCAAAAGCGGAATGACCGATAGGCTGACTGGAGGAGTGTCCATCTGATGACGGAATCTGAGTGCAATGATTTCATTGCATAAGCAACCGTTGTGTGTGAAAGTCAAGATATCCATATTGCCGTTGGTGACCACAGCATACGGGTACATTCTGTTAGTGATTTTACATTGGCCCAACTGACTATCGTGCGGAACTTTTATCCATGATTTCTTTCGAGATTCGTAAGTGCGGTACATGAAGAAAGGGTGCAGACACAACCCAGCCAGCCCCCGTTCCTATTCGTTTTGGGCGTATATGGACTTCTTCGAACGCCACACCTGCCACCACCGGGGCCTCACGACCCCTGTCTTGATGTTTTCGTTCCACTTCTGAGCCCGCGCAGCACTTGTCCAACTGACGTAGTTCTTCCACCGTCTTAGACTCCCTTTGGTGGGCAGCATGGCCGCAAAAATCGTCGCTTCAACCACCTCCGCGACCAACAGGGCGTCCAAGTGCGCCGTCTTAAAATTTCGCATGAACTTAAGCGCCTCAATCTTTAATCCCCCAAGCGTATCCTTAGTCACACTCTTGACTGCCATGTGGATCTTCAGGACTCCGTACAGCTCCATGTCGACGTTGGCTATGTCGTAGGCGTAGGGTTTAAGCCCAGGATGGATCCGTATCACCTTAAAGGGACGCCGGTCGTTCGCGTCATATCCACTGCCTGGGTACTGCTCGCTAGGCCCGGCATAGGCTGGTCGCAAGTTGCTCTCTGACTCTAGAACCCATTCTTGAACTGTCATTTTCTCGCCTTCCTCTATCACTTCTTTTGTGACAAGCTTCCACGTGCAGTTGACATGCGCTCTCGACGGCTCGAAGATTCCCGGCTTTTCCTCTGAAGCAACCATGACCTGCGGTTCGTCGCGATCAATCAAGCCACCCGAGATCGTGCGTCGTAATGGCGGGTACGATTGAGATTTCCACGTGGCCTCAAGAGGCCCTGCGCGGTTTTCCGGAACTTTGGTCAGCTGGACTTTCTCTTCACTAGGGCTTTGTAGCGCGACCACCTGTTCGGGCGGTGGACCTCTCTCAGCCCGGCGGATAGCCTTGTTGCGCTCAATTATCTCATCAATCTTGCGCAAATGCTCGAGCGCCTCCTCGCGGGCTTTGATAACCTTGTCTCGTGCTGAATCGACATTCACTTCAAGCAGAGGTGCCGCAGGCGGGACGAATTGTCTCGTGTCACATTCGGTGTTGCTCTTATTATCGTCCCCAGAGCTAGGGACATTTGGTGCCAGATTATCCCCGGCACTCGGGTCAGGTTTAGTCGGTGGACTACTCACTGGGGCTGCCGTCTCCGTGCTCGGCGAGGGCCCTGTCGATTGCTTCTCGTCCAAATTGGGCGTAGACATCTTCCTTGAAGACGTCTCGGGCATTTCTCCACACTCCCCGGCATTTGACTCGTTCTTGGGCGTCAAGAGCACGTAAACACCAAAGACCAAATCTCTTTGTGTTGTGTTGGAGATTAGTACCTCTGCGCGTCCTCCTGGCGGTAGTCGTCCATCCGTCGTCTTGGTGAATCCCTCCAAAGTCCCCAAGCACGTAGAGTCCGTCTGCGTTGCTTTCCCACGTGCGTCGCATGAAGAAGAACGCGACATCTTTGGCTGTTGCGTAGTTGGCATTTGCAGTGATGCGACGGAGGACTTCCGTGAGTTTGACCGCGTTTGTGAAGCAGAGCTTGTCACTTCGTCGAACTGATCCAAGTATTCTCTCACATTCTGCGTTGCTCCGCTTGCCCCACTCGGATCGTCTATCAATTCGCTGGCCGAACGCAAGAGTCTCGAAATGAGCTCGTGATGGCACTGGTATGACCCGAGCGCACCATTCTCGATACGCCGAGCCGCCCTGCTTATATCGTCGGAGAGTATTTCGGATATCCTCAGCGAGCGTTGGCGAGACTCTGTCTTCCTCCGCCTGTTCGAACGCGTCGCTCCTAAACCTGTTGCGGATTTCCTCCGGGGCCCACTGTCCGCTGTGAATCTCCCATAACCACCGGAGTAATGATTGGAATGCTCCTCTTCTGGCTTCATGATGCTCCCCCCAACGAAAGGCTTTTAATAACCACTCTCGTATTTCAAGACTGATGGGGTCAAAGATGTACATAAGGCACCGAGTTCTATCTCAGTGCAAAGCTTTCCAATTCCACGGGATTTAGTGTCCAAGTAACAGAGCCC